GCACGCTCGATGCCTTTGCCATCAAACTCGGAAATAATTGGGATTGATACGGCCATTAGCGCACCAGTCTACGATTCGTCGCATCGGTGATCTTGTCGACAACTTCTTTCAAGTTTTCATTGACTGCGTCTGCGTTGCGCTCATAAGTGGGCCACATGAGGCGTGATGCTTTGCCGTACAGCTGATCGAGTGCTGTGGCAAGCCTGTTGACGTTGGCGCGGCCTGCCATGTCAAAAATGGTGCCTGCAGGGCTTTTCATGGTGACGCTAAAAACAGCCAGGCTGTTTCCGCGACGACGATTACTGAATCGGGCAATGATTGATTTGCTTACGGCTTGCTGATCCCACGGAAAAATACGGCCTTGCTTCCATGACCGGGCAAAACCTGACAGCGGCCTCGCAATGACTTGGCTTCGAGCATCTTTGACTATTGGATCTACGATGCGTTTGAAATCACGCTTGATTTCTTTCGCAAGGTCAGGCTCAAGCTTTTGGATTTCGCGCATGGCTTCTTTGACGCCTGCGACGGTGACGGTTGTATTAGCGGCCACGGCGTTTCTCCTTGGCTTTTTTGGCAAGCAACAACACGGTCGCCAAATCCTCTACGTCAAACTCGATGCCGTCTGGCCAGTACCCGGTAGCCAACAGCAGCTCAGCTAACTGGCGTCTGATGCTGCCGGATCCGTAGGGTTTGCGCCAGCGACCTCAACGACGCTGAAATCCTCAACCGATTGAAGCCACGTGTCATAGTCACGGCCTTCACGCTTTTGAGCGTTCAGCACGTGCCACGCCATAAACATCAGGTCATCAATACCGATGCCGCCTTGGAGATCGGATGCGCGGCGCTTGAATTTACGTTCCCACGCTGCAGCAGTTGCGATGGTCGTGGTGACCGTTTCGCTGACCGATTGTCCTGCCGGTGTCTTGAAAGACACCTGGATTGTTAATTTCATGGGGTCACTTTTTCAACGAGCGTGCCACCGGTGAGGGTGATTTCAACTTCGGACAGTTCGCCGACCGAAGCGTTGAGCACATCGAGCGATTCGAAGTAGCAGCCGGTGACCTGAAATTCCGGGTTAGTTGCCGAGATTGCGGTGCCGTTGATTGCTTTCGTCGCCACGTAGCAGGTCGTACCGACCAGGCTGGTCAGGTCAACGTAGGTGCCGGGCGTGGTGCTGTATTCCATGAGCAGGGTTGCCGTGATCGTGACGTTGGTGAGGCCGCCTACGTAGTTGCGGCTCGTGGCGCCGAAGCTGGAGGCATCAAGCGATTCACGCGACTTGGTGACGACCACGCTCTTGCATTGGTCGGTCAAATCCTTGGTCGAGGCCGAGGTGGCACCGATGAAAAACGTTGGGGCTGAGAGGTAGGTGGTTGCAACGGCCATGTAGCGGATCTCCTGTGGTTGGCGGCCGCTGCAAGCCTTGTGGGCAGTCTAATAGGTCTAAGGCGCAACTTTGGTGCGTATCACGAGCTCGTAGGCCGGATAGTCGGCGCCACCATAACTAACGGTGGTGGGTCGGGCTGTGTTCAAGCCGATTTGGGCTTCTCGAATCAAATCAGCCAGGTCAAGCAGCTGATCAAGTGTGCGATTGTCGCCAGTGCCCATACCGACGATGACCACGCGGAATTCCATGTCGGCCACCACGTTCGTTGCCATTTGGATGCTTGGCGCCTCAACGATTGCGCATGGCACGTTGATGTTGCGTGGATCATTAAACACTTTCAGCCCGGTAATCGTGCCGAGCTTCGTCACTAGTTGGTCGTAGCCCTCTTTGAACAGCGTGTCAGGCATCAGGCCACCTGCGGCTTACCGACTCCGAGTAAGCGAAGTATCTGACCGTAGTTGCCTGTGACCGGGCCACCCGTGGCCAACGGATCGAAACTGGCGAACGCTTCGGTGCTGCCGCGCTCGCGGTAGAGAATAGCTGCGTATTGCACGGTGCCTAGTTTGGCTGCGCCATCGGGAACGGTGGTTGGCGAATCCCAATAGCCGGCTTCTTGGCGTCGACGGTAGGCGAAAGCATTGGCAGCTGCCAAAGCCATGTTGGCCACGTCAAGGTCAGCGCTGGGGTTCGTAAATGTAAAGCCCAGGTAATCCTCTAGATCGCCCAGAACGATCCAGGTGCACGTAATGGAATACGCAAGGCTGCCCGAAGCGGCTTGGCGCTCTACATCGTCTGTGGTGAGCGCAAACTGGATTTGATTGGGGATTATTACGGCTGTGTCGTATTGGTAATCGCCCTGGTCGCTGACGCCAGTGAAGTAATACTCGGGCAGCGCCGTGATGACGTAGGTGCCATTGAAACCGGTCAGCCCGCTAATCGTGATTGATTGACCGACCTCGAATTCGGGGTTCTGCAGGACTTGAACTGTGGCGACGTTATCCACCACCTGTTTATGGGTGATGGTGTACGTCGCCACAGTCGCAGTCGCTTGGAGGAGGCGAACTACCTAGGTCAGCTTGCGGTGCGCTTGACGAACTTGGTTTCGTCAATCATCAGCGTCGCAAAGTAACCGCGGAAGGCGATGGTGCGTGACAGCGTCGACGGAACGTCGATGCTGATTGCGCCCTTTTGCTGTTCGAAGATTTCGAAGCCGTCCGGGGCTCCGATGATCAACGTGTTGCTTGCAAAGTTGCGGTCGACGACGACGGTGAGGCCGAAGGCGTTGCCTGCGGCGGCGCCCGGGGCGACCTGGCCGAAGGCGTTGGTCGGGCCGGCTTGCGGGAACAGCGGCCTGTTGGCGGTGTCTACCAGCTTGCCGAGGTTGCTCCACATCGTCGGGTCAACGAACAGGTGCGTCGGAAGGTTGCCGTTCGAGCTTGAAAGGATTGTTGCCGAGGCGCCGTACACCCATTCAACCCACTTGTCGGGGGCTGAGAGGTTGGCGGCCGAGAGGACTCGCGTGACGGTCGCGCCGGCCACGAGGGCGTCGGCTGCGACGTCATCGGTCTGGTTGGCATAAATGCGGCCCATGTCATCGAGCACCAAGGCGAGCACTGCCGGGTCAGTCCAATCGAGGTCTTGCTCGGAGATTGTGACGTATCCGCCGTAGGTGTCTTTGGTGACCTGGTTGTTGAACACAACAAACGTGCCGGACTGCACCGCGGTGTTTTCGGTGGTCTGCTTGCCCATCGACGTGTGCGTGGTGACTTCGGGGCGGATGAACACTTTGCCGCCGCCTGGCATCGCCTTGACACCGATGGCGTCAACGACAGGACGCAACCCTCGGAAATTGTTATACACAGGTTGCACAATCGGCGTCGGGAGGATGCCGGGTGTGTCACTCGTGAGCACGTCGGGTGCTGCGGCTTTGATGTTGGCGACAAACTGTTGCGCCTCGGCGCCGCCCTTCAGAATCTTGCTGATGTATTCAGCAGCCGAAGGCAACTTGAATTCGCGCTTGGCTTCCGCCCAAACAGGTGCGGTCGGTGCAGCGGCCGGAACTTCGGCGACTGCTGCGGCGGTTTCGATCTTGTCGGTCATTGGTTGGAGCTCCGTTTCGTTGGAATTGCCTTCGGTCGCTGCAACCTCTGTAATCGTAGCACCGCGAAATGCCGGTGCCGTGACTAGCGACAACTCTACCCAGTCGCCAGCCGAAATCACCATGACGCCCTCATCGTTGAAGCTGTATTCGGTCGGATTGACACCGACCGACACCGCATCGACCGCGCCATCTTTGATCAGCTCAATCATGTCGTTGCCCTCTGACGTGGCGCTGATTCGAGCCGTGAACAGCATCCCTTTTTCGGTGTCCAAACGGCTTGTGACGATGCCGACCGGCTGGGTGTCGTCGTGGTACTTCAACAGTTTGGGTTTCTTGCCTGATTCTTTGAGGCTGCCGCGCGTAAACATGACGCGGGTGCCATCCGAGACGGTGGCTTCGGTATTCCAGGGCACTGCGACGCCTGAGATTGTCCTGGGCGCCTGGCCTTCTTCGGCGACGATGAATGTGTCGGAGGCAGTCAGTTTGATCATTGGTCAATCGAATCCTCGGGTGCGGTGGTTGTGGGTTGCGCCGGAGTCGGTGCAGCGTTGTCCGACTCCGGCACATTTTGTGCTTCCTCCAGGTATGACTCTACGTCGAGGTAAATGTAACGGCCGCGTGGCGTCACGTTGTTCATGCTGAGTGTTTGCTCGATGCAGTCGATGTACGGTTTGGCGCCGAACAGGTACAAGTCTTGGCGCGCTTGCAATGCGTTCTGGTATGTCATGCCTGATCCGCTTGGTGCGCCGACAAGGTATGGCGGAATGTTTGCGATACGCGCCATTTCAAGCGCCTGATAGGTGCGTGCTTCGGTCAACTGAAGCTTGCTTGGATCCATGTACGACTCTTTCCAGTCGACGTACTGGTTCAATGCGGCGATGGCGTTGCTGTTGCGCGCGGCCGCAAACGCGGCGGCCATCTCGCTCAATTCTTCGGCGCTCAACGGCTCACCCTCGGTTTGCTTGAGCACGCCGGCTGGTGTTTGGTTTCGTGCGAAACGCTCGGCGCTGGTATCAAGGTTGATGTTGGTGCGAATCGCCCTGGCACCCATTGATAGCAGGCCTTGAATTGGGCTGATGAATTGCACCACGTCATTCGGGTTCAATTCCATGCCGTTGAACATGACCTGTTTGCTGGGGCCGAACCATTGTGGGCCGCCCTGGTCGCGTGTCTGCACGTTGCTGGCTGGAATCCACGTAAATGTGGCCGGAAAACCGTTGCCGAATCGGCTGGTCACGACCCAGAATGCGCGGCCGTAGAAAATGAGGTCGTCGGTTGTCCACGACATGATGAAGTTGCGCGTGACGTTTGGATCGGGCTGATGGAACCAGGTGTCGTCTGGCAAATAGATTTCTTCGTAATCCTCGTCGGTTTCAGGGCTCCACACTTTTGAATATTGGTGGATCTCCAAGCATCCAATCATGCCGCAAATGAGGTCGCGTGCACGGCTAACGGTCGGAATTTGGATGGCCGCCAGGCGGTCAAAGCCTGTCGTGTAGGTCATAAAGTTGCCCACGAACGGGTCACCGGCAGCGCCAGCCGCACCAATCTGTGCCTTGGATTCAATTTGAGTGCCGCGTTTGAGCGAGAAGATAGCCATCGTGCAGTCAGTCTAGGCGCTCGATGCAATCACAGGTCGGTTAACCGTCGGTCGCGGCTTGCCACACATACCGACAGCCCATACAAGACACCGGGCTAACTCGATAGGGCCAGATGACTTGGTTGAGCTCAACGCAATGGCGCCAGGCGTCTTAACTGCGACCGCGCGGCCTACGTGTTCAGCCAGCATTGTCTCGCCGGTGTGCGCAACGCGGCCTTCATTGATGAGCGAGCGAACCATTGATGTGTGGCGGCAAATCTCCTGGTAGCCGACCAGGACTCGGCGACGCTGTAGATCAGTCGGGCAATTCGTGTCAAGCGTCGGAGTGATGGCAACAGTTAGCCCAGGATTCGACGCGATCTGTTGACGGATGTTATCCCAAACCTGCGTCACGGTTTCGCACATAAACGCGACAGTCGCAGTCAGCATCCCAGCACTGTTGCCGTTGCAACGAACCGCCACGTACCGGCCATCGTCGACTGCCACCTCGACTGCGAGCACGCCACCAGGCAGCGGCGGCAGCTTGGTAGCGCAGCCTTCCCATTTGCCTGGCGCAAGCCACGAGAGCTCTGATTGCACCCATAGGTTCACGCTAGATCGAAGAAAGCCTGCGCGGTTGGGCGATTTGGCTTCCTGTTCGATGGTGCGTATGTCGAGTGTGTGGCCGAGCGCCGGGTTGGCGTACTCCCAGGCACCAGGCGACATTGGGTCGGCGTCAGGTGGCGGCGAGTATTCAGCCAGGTAAATGCCGGTCGCTTTGTGCTCATCAATAGCGCGAATGCCTTGCTCACGCCAACGCATCATCGCAATGCTGTCCTCCGTACCAGCCGTAGACCACATCGAGCACAACGGATTGGGCCGAGCTCGCTGGGTTGGCAGCAAACCAATGTCAAGTGTCTCGGAATCAATGCCGAACACTTCGTCGGCAATGATTAGGTCAATGCTCATGCCGTGACCGGCGCTAGGGCGTGCAGCTTTGACCCACCATTTGCTTTGACCTATTTCGCAACGATTGTTTGAGTATTGCCATACGACTTTGGCGCCAAATTTCTCCTTAAGTATCGGCGCTAAGTCTTGAAACAATGAAGTTGCTAGATCAAGTCGGTGCGCGGTAGTGAGGATGTTTTGCGGCCCGGCTTCGAGTTGGTAATCGGTGAGCCACCATCCGAGCAACGCTTTGAGCGCGACCGTTTTTCCGTTTTGTCTGGCGACACTGACGAGCGACATGGGATTACACCATTTGCCATCAGCGTCATACGCAAGCTGACCTTCAAGT